GTACCCCCGGCTTTGGGTTTTCGGATCTTCCTATTACCACCACAACATAGCCGAAAAAATTTTGAAAGAAAAATACCTGATATGCTCAGTGTCACTCAGCGATGCCTAATGATACAAGATGATACAGAATGATACAGAGATGCAACATTCAGGATATCAGAATTTGCTTTTATCAGAAAATTTTGCTAGGCTGGCGCGGCAGAACGGGTACTCACGATACCCGCTCCACCTAACCACAACGATAAGGAGATATCGCAATGGCTATCCCAGAGTATAAGATATGTAAAGATTGTTTTCTACTGAAACCTGCCGATTGCTATTCAATAGTTGGGGGGCAGAAAAATAAGAGTGGTCACATTTGTTTTTATCTATCACCTTACTGTAAACCGTGTTTTACAGGCAGACAGCGGGTAGTACCAACTTCTATCCGACAAAGCAGCGGTTTCAACGATAACAAACCGGGGATATGGTACTACCTTAGAGCGTGGCATTGGAATGGGAATAATATGGATGTGGGGTACAAAAACGGGATTACGAACTACACTGTAGAGAAGCGGTACTTGAGAGACATGGATAGGATCGAAGTGTTGCAGACAGTTGAATTTGAAAATGGCAGGGATGCGCGGCGGTTTGAGACGAACGTCCTTGCTGCGTTTTGGCAGTATCGCTATCTGGGTTTACCTATATTCAAGAGCGGTTGGACAGAGATGTTTAACCGAGATGTGATGGGGCTGGATACCAGTTTGACTTTCGTACTGTCGTAGCTCACAATACCGCCCACTATGGACAATATTATCCCACATCCCACTAGCATACTTGCGCGGTCAGATCGCGACAAGGCACGCGAGAATTTAGCTCGCCAGCTACGCAGCAATCAAATGATGCGGGAATCTGCGCGGGAGCGGATCAACGCCGGTCAGATTATCGATGAGATACACGAGTTGGATTTAAAACTCATGGGTAGCTCTACTGTGTCAAGCAAGATGGAGATCGATCCCATCAGCGGCATCAACACCATTGTAGAGTACGAGGTGCCTATCCCATTGGAGCGGGAGATCATCTCGGCTCTAAAGGCGCGAGTGGATATTAAGTTTCGGTTGTTGGGGAAAGTTTTGCCGGATCTAAAATCCACGGAAAGTATATCTCACAACGTCCATGACCACCACCATAGTCATATACATCAGCCGGTGTCGAACGTGGAGCTGGCTACGCGGCTGATCCTGTGGCAGAAGGAGATCAAGGCGGATAAGCGGAGGGAGCCGGTGTTGATCGAACACGAACCGCAGGAGGAAAGTGTCTTCGGAGACACTTTTGAAGATGGGGAGTACGACTGGTTATGAGCTACAAGGAAGATCTCTCTTTCCTGGATTCACTGACGATACCTTGGGATGCAATACGCCCACAGATGCCGCTAGAGCTTACCGACGAAGCTGAGATACCTCCAAACTTCGAGGACATGACTTTCGAGCAGACCATGGCGTTTGTGGAAGGGTTATCCAATGACGAGAAGCGGAACATGCTGGAAAGCGCGAAGGATGTGCAAGCCAGCCTAGTACCGATGGCAGGACCGCAGCAGATGGCGTGTGAGTCGAAAGCTGACCTTACCCTATACGGAGGAGCAGCGGGTGGCGGGAAGACGTTCTTGGCGATCCTGTTGGCTCTGACATATCACCTACGCACCCTGATGATACGCAAGGAGGCTAGCCAACTATATGCAGTACAAGACGAGATCGAAGGAATCCTTGGAAGTCGCGATGGCTTCAACTCCCAGAACGGGATATGGCGGTTGCCTAATAATGAGATTACTGATCCGTACGGTGAGAAACCGTCACGCCAGATTCGTTTTGGAGGACTCAATAAGCCCGGTGATGCAGCTAAGTATCAGGGCGCACCGCGCGATCTTCTCATTATTGATGAAGCGGCTAATATCACGTTCGAGGAATTTGTCTTCTTAACTGTCTGGGAACGGACAGCGGTTATGGGGCAACGTACCCGCACCATCCTATGCTCGAATCCACCTACTGATGCTACCGGCATGTGGATGGTGCGGCTGTTCGCTCCATGGCTGGACCCGGAGAATGAGAACCCGGCAAAGGATGGAGAGATACGCTGGTTCATTACGGTAGACGATGACGACCTTGAGATTGAACCTAGTTTCATAGATGGCGAGGTTGAAGACATTGAGATTGAGGGAGAGATGTATTCCCCGCAGTCGCGCACCTTCATCGGTGCCAAGGTCGATGATAACCCGCACATGATCGCATCCGGGTACAAGAAGAAGCTACAGCGGTTGACTCCCTACCTACGCGAGCGGATGCTACACGGACATTTTCTGTCCAGCCTCGAAGACGATGAGATGCAGGTTATCCCTACTGACCATGTAGAGGCAGCTATGCAGCGGTGGAAGGATAGCCCCGACCTGTCTGATAGGCGCATGAGTGCGATGGGTGTAGACCCATCCAGAGGTGGTGCCGACGAGATGATCATAAGCTGCATCCATAAGAACTGGTTCGCACCCCTGATCAAGATACCGGGCATCGAGGTAAAGACTGGACCGCTTGGAGCGGCAGAGATAGTCAAGGCTCGCCGGGACTCTGCGCCAGTGATGATCGATGCTATCGGTGTTGGTTCCAGCGTCTATGACAAGTGCGTCGAGAACCAGATGGATATCGAGGCGATGATCGGGAATGAGACGACCGACGAGATGTCCAAGGATGGTTTGTTCCACTTTAAGAACAAGAGGGCGATGTGGTATTGGCGGATGAAAGAGTCCCTTGATCCTGAGAGTGGCGACAAGCTCATGCTGCCCCCTGACAAGAAGTTGAAAGATGATCTGTGCGTGTTCACGTACAAGGTGTTGGATGGAAATATCATCCAAGTTGAATCGAAGCCGCTAGCAAAAAAGCGGATAGGTCGGTCCCCTGATGCGGGTGACTCAGTGATATACGGCAATAGTAGGACTGTGCCGTTGTCAGACTTGCGTAGAGGCTCGAAAAGGTTTAAAGTAATACGTTCAATCGGAGGAAGACGAAGATGAGTCATAAGAAGCAGAAGAAGCCTAAACAGAAGCCCAAGCCCAAGCCCATGCCCAAGCCCAATCCCGGTGGTTATTGATGTCGGACGATTATGTGGGGGATGTAAAACCCGTTCCCATCAAACCGCCTATGACTCAGGAAGAAGTCGAGAACTGGATCATGCTCGCAGGGCAGACCGGCAAGGTTGTGTTCGAGATCCATGTAGTCGATCCTGAGATTGATAAAGATCCGACCATGCGTGCGCTGCTGGAAAGCCTGACTGAGATGATCCACAACGGGATCATGGGAATGCCATTCCTGGAATCCAACCGCCCCAAGAAGTCCAAGATTCACATGGCTATCGTTGACGCCAAGGGCAAGCCACTAACACCACCTAAATCGGAAGGGTCGAAAGTTGATGGTGTTGTTTATTCTAAAGACGAGACACCTAATCCGGCGGCATAATTATGACACCACAAGAAATTAAAGCGAGGTACGATGCGCTATGGGCGATTCGGAAGACACCAGAAAATACGTGGGATCTGATCGAAAAATTCATCGCTCCGATACGGGGCGGCAAATTCTTTCAGGACCAGACAAGCGAACACGAGATCGATTGGCGCAGAGGGAGAGATGTGTACGACTCGACAGCTATCCTCGCTGCCAATACACTGGCTTCCTCAGTCCATGGTGCCCTGACTAATCCATCGAACCGTTGGTTCCAACAGCGGTTTCGCCAAAGTGATCTGAACGATGAAGATGAAGCAATCGAATGGTTGCAGGCGTGTTCAGAGATAGTCTGGTACGCACTACAGGAGTCGGACTTCAACCTACAGATTAACGAGTGTTATCTGGATCTGGTCAGCTTCGGCACCTCCTGTGTCATCGAGGAAGCGGAAAGCGAGGTCGAGTGGAAAGGGCTGAACTTCTCTACCCTTCCAATCCGAGAGATTTACTTCGAGCCTGATCACAAGGGCAGGGTGCTGAGATTCTATCGCCGCTACGAGTGGCACGCTCTACAGATCCTTGACAAGTTTGGCGACAAGACGCCTCCTGAGATTGTGGAGAAAGCGAAAGCCCCGGCGCAAGCGGATTTCAAGTTCACCGTTATCATGGCGATCTACCCCCGCGAGGGAAAAGAGAATGCGGATACCAGTCAACTGCTCAAGCCCGAAGACCGCCCCTTTGAATCAAAGTTCATTCTGCATGAAACTGCGATGCAGTTGGGTGATGAAGG